ATGAAAATATCAGAACAAGGATTAGAACTAATTAGACACTTCGAGGGCTGTGAACTTACAGCTTATAGATGTGCAGCAGGTGTTTGGACAATCGGTTATGGACACACTAAAACAGCAGAAAGAGACATGACAATCACGCAGGAAGAAGCGGATGCATTGCTGTTGGAAGAAATGACAGAGTATGAAAACTATGTCAGTAAGCATGTCACAGTACCACTAGAACAGTACCAATTTGACGCATTAGTCAGTTGGACTTTCAACTTAGGTGGTGGAAATTTACAAGCATCAACCATGTTAAAAGTACTCAATCGAGAAGAATATGAAGGAGTACCAGCGCAAATGGCAAGATGGAATAAAGCAGGTGGCAAGGTCTTAGAAGGACTTATTCGCCGTAGAGAAGCAGAGGGTCTTCTGTTTGAAAATAAGAAATGGACATAAAAGAAATTTGGTTAAAAATACTGAGCTATTTCTCGACAAGATATAAGCTAACTGTTAGTTATAATGCCGTATATGGTGACGCTGATGATACAACTTATATAGTTCGTAAATTTTTGAAAAAACAACCTAAATACCTAAAGTTCCTCAACGAGGACAAGGAAGTAGTAGAGATTCGAGGCGCAGAAGGTCTTAACTACAAAATAGAAGAATTATGATAGAAAAACTCAAACTTAGACACATGAAGTTCATAAACGAAATCAAAGTAAAGTACGGACTTAGCTTATACCAAATGTATTGGATATGTTTTGGTAAAGGACTACTTATTGGAGGACTATTGTGTATCAGTTTCTCTTAGCAATCATACTATCACTAGGTATAAGTACCTATTGGTTATGGAATGAGAACACTACACTTACACAAAACAACGCAAAGTTAGAAAGTGCAGTACAGTTGCAAGAAGATGCAATCTCATCACTACAAAACGACTTTACCCTACAGACAGGTAAACTCAACGATTTACAAAAGAAAAGTCAAGAAACGCAAAAAGAAATGAATCGTTATCTTGATATATTTAAAAGGCACAGTTTAACTAAACTAGCCGCAGCAAAGCCTGGGTTAATAGAACCTAGAGTAAACAAAGCAACAAAAGAGGTATTTGATGGAATCGAACAAGATAGCCGTGACATTGATGCTGCTGATGATGGTATCGTCGTGCAGCCTGTTACCAACAAAGACATTAGAGGTTAGTGCAAAGCCTATTGAAAGGCAGATAGCACAACCAGTACTACCAAGAGAAATAGACTTAAAAGAGCCTTATTGGTACGTAGTTAGTGAGAAAAACATAGAAGAATTCTTAGCACGAGTAGAGAAAGACCAAGGACAAGTAGTATTCTTTGCTATGACAGTACCAGACTACGAGTTGATGGCATACAATACCCAAGAGTTAAAACGATATATTCGTGAACTCAAAGAAGTAGTAATATACTATCGCGAAGTAACAACAAATGAAAGCAATACCGATTAAGAACCACAAAATCATATTCAGGTTAGATAGAATAGCACAGGATTTATATAAACTCCCTCATAAGTTTAGTATGCACCCAAGACCACAGAATTCAGTAGCTGACCTACGAGCAAAAATGGCAGATGAAAACTTTAGTGGATTCCCACAAGTTAGTAACAGCTTAGACTATAGTGGTAGAGCTGTTAGTGTTTGGTTTAGAGATAGAAACCGAGCATTATTAGGTGCTATAAAAGAACTAACTGAGAATGATTCATGGTATTGGGATAGTATGATATTTCAACCACCTGTAAGAGGATGGACTGGATGGCACAACGGAGGAGATAAACCTCATAAGTACGTCAGCTTTATACACAATGCAGGGAAAGGATATACCACACAAATTAAAGGAAATGTGAGAACAAAGATAAAAGATGACCACAATCCGACTACTACTAAAGATTGGACTTGTTTAGTAGGAGACTTAGATGGTTCTACTACTTGGAAAAGCGACAGAAATGTGGGAGATAAGCCAAGATTAGTACTAACCCTAGCAATAGATGGAAGGTATCACGAACCTTTTAACAAGCTAGAAGAGTTTATTCAAAGTGTTTAGACTATTTAAAATGCTCTTGTGGAAAAGAGAGATGGAGAAACACTCCAAGTGGTTCGATAAGAATGAACCAGCACAGGCACGATTCGGAGAATGCGAAGAGTGGCTAGAAGAATTAGAAGATAGAGTTGTAGCGTTAGAACACGACTCACATCCTGCGAAAGACTTGTGTGAATTCGATTCATACGACCAATTTAAAAACGAAATCAAACAAATGATAAAAGATGAACTTAGTACTCAGTCAAGACAAGAATAATACAGCAGACCTATGTGGACACATAGAGAACTTCCTGTCTGATAATGAGATACAAGACTTTTATTCCCACCAAACCAAACAATTCCAAACAGCAGGTACAAGATACAGAGGT